CTACAGTCACAATCCTCTCCGAGAGTTTGCAGTATTCTCTCTTGGTGGTGGACTTGGTGTTCTTCTTGGTCGTCGTCTTAGTCTTTGAGGATTGAATTATGAACAACGATGATTCTTTTACAAGCGGCTTGCTTTTTACTATATTTTTGGGTTTTGTTTTTGGAATGGGATTTATTTTCGGTGCGGCTGTTGGTGAATCTGTTGGTCAAAAAGAAACCGCAATACTCACCGTAAACGGACTCAACCGAATTAAAGAACAATTGCCACCTGGAACCAAAATCGCCAATCCATTTGGAGACGAAGACCTGAAAAGTCTTAGTTATGATGCCCAAAAAATCTTGAGACTCTTTAACTGAGACACTTAAACAACCGTCCACTCTGCCTTGTGGTAGAGTGGCTTTTGCCTTATGATACACTCACAATCACAGGAGACTTCTTATGACCGAATTTCAAGCAACAATTGAATTTTCGTTGGATTGGGATGCTTCAATAGAAGAAGCTGAATCGGAACTTAAATGCTATCTGCATGAATTTGAACCAATTGTCATCAAAAGTATAGCAAAAACTTCTATTTCTCAAAAAGAAGCCCTAGAACAAATTCAGAAAATTCTTGATGAGACTGACGCTTTTGGTAATATAAGTTGTATTTATATCCAATCTATTCTTAACAAAGTTGCTTAAAATGTCTAATCAGGAAACCCCAACCAAAGATAAACTCTATCAACCTTATCTCACTTACAAACAAGGTGTGATGGACTGTTGGAACTATCTTCATTATGAACTTGGAATGAAAAATTTAGCGGACGAAATGCTTGATTATGTTTATAACCTACAAGAGGAGGATGATTGAAATGATTGACGTTTCACAGCTGACTGAAGAGCAACTTAACGAACTTGAACTTCAAATTCAAAAACATAAAGAACAGCAAAAAATAAATAATGCTTTAGAAAATTTAAAAGGTTATAAAGTAACTTTTTATGTGAGGTTTGACCCTGAAAAGCATAAGAATGATATGCTTACGAGTGATGGAGAACTTGATACGGGATTTTTTACTGATTACCTGTGTGATAATGTCGTTACAGACCTGATTGAAGATTTTCAATTGTATGATTACGAGGACGTCAGTTATCCTAATGTGGAGATGGCAACAAAACAAGAAATTGAAGAGAAATTTTGAGGAACTGAGGTGACCTACATTATCTTAAGAGACACTCTTGGTGCGGGATTAACTACCTTTGAGTCCACAGAATTAGAAGTTTTTAGCGAACAAAGCCTTCCAGAAGCCGTCGTTTCTGTTGGCCAAGAACTTATGGACAATGCCGGAATTGATACGGTCAATGAATACGAAGAAGAATTAGGTAGTCATCTTGCGATTTCTGATGAGATTGTTATTTGCGAAATCATTGAGGAAATTGATAAAATGTCCGCCGATGATTATATCAGACATCACATTGTAGAGGCCAAAATTAAACAGTCCACTGATGAATATGGTCTTTACCTAAAACTTAAAAAGAAATTTGAAAATGACTAAAATCCAAAAACCACTCCTGGCCGGAAAGTTTGACCAATCAAAGGCCAAGTTTCCCTACATTGCGACCCCAAAGATTGACGGAATCCGATTTCTTATGGTAGACGGTGTTGCTGTTTCTAGAACATTCAAACCAATCCGAAACAATCACATTCAAAATCTCCTTCAAATACATCTTCCTGATGGAATTGATGGAGAACTAACTTCCGGTGAAACCTTCCAATCATCAACATCCGCTGTGATGAGCATCGAAGGGACACCAGATTTTAAGGTATGGGTTTTTGACTACTTGGACCCAAATTCTGAGGATATTCTTCCATTCTATCTAAGGATTCTGAATATGCCAAAACTTGATGCACCTTTTGATTATGAAGTGTTAAATGGAATCACCGTAAAATCCCTTGAGGAAATCGCCAATTACGAGAAAATCTGCCTTGAGGTCGGTTATGAGGGTGTGATGCTAAGGGACCCGATGGGAACTTATAAATTCGGTAGGTCTACTGTAAACGACAATATTCTTCTAAAAGTAAAACAATTTTTAGACGATGAGGCCGAACTTATTGAGATTCAAGAGAAAATGAGTAACCAGAATCCAGAAGAAAAAGACGCTTTTGGACACGTTAAGCGGTCTGCTTCTTTAGAAGGAATGGTCGCAACAGGTGTTGCCGGGACCCTTATTGTTAAGAATAAGGAAGGTCAGGTTTTTGGTGTAGGAAGTGGTCTTAATGACGAATTAAGAGAAGAAATCTGGAGTAATAAAGAAAAGTACATTGGACAACTCGTTAAGTACAAATACTTCCCACAAGGAGTAAAAGAACTTCCGAGGCATCCGGTGTTTTTGGGTTTTAGGGACCCAGAGGACACTTGACTAACTGTCACAAGGGCGCTTCACTAGTGCCTTTTTGCTGTATAATGACCTTATATCCCCAAAGTACTGATGATACAAATTCCAAAAGACTTTAACACATATTCTCTCAAACAAAGAGAAGAATTTTGGTGCAAATCTTACGAAGAACGACGAAAAATCATCAACGATTCTTACCTATCAATGATTGTTGATGAGAATGGAAACTTGGATAAATACAAAATCATAGAGCTTATTCTAGACCTACAAGATAATGTAGAAGATTTAAAAAACACTTGCCAACGAACCGATTCTTATTATGATTAACTTATTAATTAAAATTCCCCATTTCTTAGAGATAATCAAATGCTCTAACGACCCAGTTTATTTCATTAATAATTATGTAAATTTCCCTTCGTTTGAGGGAGATAACATTCATTCTCTTCTTTATCCGGCCCAGGAAAAAATTGTCAAAAAAATTCATAAAAACAAATACAATCTGATAAAAGCCCCAAGACAATTTGGTAAATCATCTGTTCCATTATTCTATCTTTTACATCAGGCAATTTTTAAACCTAATTGCAATATTGTGATTAGCAGTTTTAGTTATCAAAATTCAAAATATTTACTTGAACGGTTTTACGACACATATGAACAGTTGCCCGATTGGATTAAACCTAGAATAGTAAAAAGAACCTCAACGTGGTTGATACTTAAAAATAACTCTAGGATAAAAATAGTAACAAATATTTCTGCCCCTGAAACTTGGGAGAATTGGGAATGCACTCACGCATTCTTAGATGAGTTTGCTTTTATGGAATATTATACTTCTGAGAATTTATTGGGCTCTTTCTTTCATCGTGATAGCTCTCCTAAAATAATCATCGCAAGTACCAAAAAAGAAGATAGTTATTTTAATGAGCTAGTCGAAGACGCGAGGGATGGTATAAACCAATATTCATTATCAGAATATGATTGGAGAGATATTCCTAGACTAGATATTAATTGGAAGGAAGAAACGATTAAAAATATCGGGAAAGATGCCTTTAAACGTGAATATGAATTATGATTAACTTTTTTAAAAAATTATGGGAAGATTTTATTATTTCTCGCTACGTTTCTGTTGGACTTCAATGGGGTGATGCAGAATCTTATTCGTTTATGGGGGAATGTGTTGGTTATAAGTCTCTCTGTAGAGCCTTGGAAAGACTAGAAACTCAATATCAAAATATGGGTTATAAAGTAGTTGACCGCGAAACGTGGATTCTTGCTGGTGGTTATGGTAAAGATTATGAATCAAAACTTAGAATTAAAGTCTACAAACCAAAAATAGTCATAAGAGATTCTGGTGCATCCGAATGGGTAAACAGTGCCGAATATTTTTTAAGTGAGGAAGGTCAGGAATATTTAAAGAAAAGTAGTGAATTTGCCAAACGTTACATTGAGAAAAAATGACTGACATAAGAACCAAACCATTTACAACTGATGATGCATTGACTATTCGGGAACTCAAAGAAATCTTGAGTGTTCTTCCCGATACTAATGAGTATGGCGAGGATTATGAGGTGTGGATTGGCGATAAAAATAGCTTTTTGTCCAATTCCGTAAAATCTGTTTGGCCATTAAACAAAACAGACAATGGTTGTGATATTATTTTAGAATAATGACTGATGATTCCTGGTTAGAACCAATGCGAAAAGACACCGAACGCATTAGAGAAGAAACTGAACGCATTAAAAAAGAGACCGAACGCCTTAGAGAAGAAAACAAACGTCTCAGAGAAGCAAATATCAAACTGTCCAAAATAAATGTCAAAGAACAATTTGGACATCTTTCAGATGGATTTTTTCCTGAGGAATTTCAAAAAAAAACTACTACAACTACCGAGTAATTGATTATACGGCGAGTGGGGAGGGCCGAACCATTTTTCTACAAATATCCCGCAATGATTCAACCGAATATTATCAAAAACGATGGCAACAATTTGTAGGAAATGATTTCTATCTTCCAGGAACCGAAGAACTTTATGAAAGAGAGTTTCTGGACAAATATTCTAGATTTCTTCCGAATGTTGTTGCACATAAACTCCGAGATAGAAGTCTGACTATCTGGGAAACACAAGTACACTTTAACTATGGATGATTATGCGATTAATTGATAGGTACAATCAGTTTTACAATGACACATGTGCTGGATTACCCCACGGCAGTCCAATTTCAATGGAACATTTACAGGCAATTTCCATTA